TCAGTATGTTTTTAAAATTTTAAATCAGTTCTATCGTAGTAATCAACTTTGATATTAGAATTTCTTAATTCATAATAATTATCCCATATTCTTGAAGTCCATTCATCAACATCTTTAATTTCAATTTCATATATTGAATGTTTACTTTGTTTTAAGACATCATTTAAATTAACGACCATATAATATTCATCTTTGATACCAGCTATTAAAAGAGCATCGTGATTTATCAAGCCGTCCCAATGCAGCACTATTTGACCGACTTTGTATTTTGGTTTTTTTATAATTGTATTTTCCATTTTGTTTTGTTTTTTAATTATTAGTGCTTAAAGATTTTTTTATCTAAAATGTCTGTTCCGAAATGATCTTTAATATGTTTATATAGCCATTTCTGAGCTGGTATGTTATAAAGTGTTTTTTTATCTACTAAATCGTGTATGTCATACCAATTCACACCAATTAAAGCGCCAGCTAATTGAATGTTTTGAATGTTTGTTTTTAAATATTTCATATTGTTTTGTTTTTTATTATACTCAAATATATAACTTTATTTTGGAGTAATTAACATTTTTTAATAAAAGTTTTAGTTTTTTTTTATCTACCTCTGTTATCTTATTGCATATTTTCCCTTGTTTGGGTTTTGTAAGGCCATCATTAAAGAGTATCTAGCTGCATCAATACAGTCAGGATGGAGGCCTGTAGGTTTTTGTATATTGTTTCCCTCTTTGTCTTTATCCCATACATAGCCTTGTAATTCTCTTATTAGATTCTTAGACCTGGATGTTACATATATCTCATTCTGATTTATAAGGTTTATTCCATATACTATTGAGTCTCTGCCTTTTGTTACAGGGAATATTCTGTGGCCATAGTTTCTAAGCTCTTGTATTGACTTAGGCTCTGCACTATCTGCGTATATATGTTCCAAAGCTCTTTTGTCTGTTAAGAAATTACTTATGTCTCTGTTTAGCATACCTTTTCTATAAAGAAGCTCATCAAATATATAAGCATTGTTCCATTTGTATAATCTTATATAAGTTGTGGGATCAACAGAATAACCAAAGTCAAGACCTGCACATAAAAGCCTAGCATCATCAGGTATCTTGTCAATAGACTTCCAGTCAGGAATACAAGCACCCTCTAAGCTACCTATCTCTCCAAGTCCATATACTTTCCACCAATTAGCCCAATATGTAGATGTCTTAGCTTTTACTTTAGCTTTCTCTATTTCTTTTACAATGGATGTAGGTAAACTGTTATTATCTTTATATGTAAGTGTTAGGAAGTCTGTATCTTCTTGCCCTATCAATTCTTTATCTACCCAAAACAAATTAGTAGGATTATAGTCAAGCCATATATTACCTGATGTTCTTACTGCTAATTGTTGGTATGCTTCAAAGTTAATATTGTTACACTCATTAATAAATAAGTCTGTTCTCCTCGCACCTCTTAATTTGTCAGGTTGGTCTGTGCTAAAGAACTCTATATAGCTATAGTTGCTGAATTCGTATTTTAAGATACTTCTATTGAACTTTCTCTCGTCATACCTATTCAAGGCCTTCATTATGTTTAGAAAGTCTTTTAAAGCACCTCTACGCAAGTGTGGTACTGATTCAGCTACTACACTTATTTCTTTATGTGAGTTTCTACAAGCATAGTCTATAAGTATTAAGAGAACTGCAATAGTTTTACCAGCAGAGCTACCTCCTCTAATTATTCTTGTTCTTTGATTTAGTGATCTGAGTTTTTTAAGAGCTGTAGTCTTAGTAAACATTAATCTATAAATATTGGTTGGTCATCGTTGATATGAATATCTTTTGTTTCCTTAGGCCTACCAACATAGTAATTATAATAAAGCTGTACATACTTATAGTCTTTTTTTTCTAACCCCTCTTTCAAAGCTCTATAAGCTAAAGGCTCTAATGGTTTTAGTTTTTCTATAAGTTGTATCTCTTCTGACTTTGGT